TACAGTGACTGTAAGTAACGTGGTAAAGATTGATATGATGTTGTTTGTCATGTTGTTGGTTCCCGTTGTTTCATTCTCTATACATTAAGTCTTAAAGTAATCATTACGCAATGTAAACAATTAATTTACACATAACGAAAAAAAAATAGGAAACCTGTTGGTTCCTCATGTTACCTCGTGTTACCTCGTGTTACCTCGTGTTGCCTCGTGGGCAAGTGAGACAAAAAAATAAGACCAACACTGGAAGAAAAACAAAGAGACAATTGAGACCACATTGGACCTAATCTGATGATGATCATCCTGTATCACTGATCATATCATATCATATAAACTCAGTGTTGAACCACAGCACCATATAAACAAGGCGATGTGATCGCAATCGTGTCACAGCCTTGTGACCTAGTGGCATACCACCACCCCTATCAAGTCCTTTTGATCCCAGTGGCCGCGTGGTGCCTAGGGGGGGTGCGGGCAGGGTCACGTATATATAAGACCTAAGAGATTTTTCTATCATTTTAAGTTTAGGTGGGGGAGGTACAGGAGGAGGATGAACTAGAGGACCTAGAGGACCTATAGAACTTAACTAGGTCCCCCCTAACCTAGAGGTACCTACCTACCTAGAGGTACCCTCCTTACCCTAGAGTATACTAGAGGTAACATTGGGGTCTCTTCTAGACACGGTGATTAATCCCAACCCCCTTATTCCTATAGTCACCCTGCGTATCCATCCGATATCCTGATCCTGAATTAATCACCCTTACTAGAAAACCCAAAGTAAGGACCCTCTATGAAACCGTATGTAATCATCGGCACCTCTAAGTGCCTCTACTGTGACAAGGTTAAGTCGCTGCTAGTCGATAGGTATTCTGACTATGAGTATCACGACCTCGACAAGTCCCCGTGGCTCCGTGTGATGTTCAAGATGACCCCTATGACCACAGTGCCTCAAGTCTTCTCTCCTGAGGGTTTACATGTGGGTGGTTATACGGACCTCAAGGCACACTTGGAGGCCCAGAAGTATGATTGATTTAGATCATTTGATTAGCGTGGGGTTCATCATCGTGGCCCTGTATCTCCTCTGGGAGAACTACAAGAACAATGAGGTTATCGAGGAGATGTGTTCCTCCCTCATTGAGATAGCTGACAAGCACAATGCCCTAGCGAAGATGTGTGAAGATATGAATGAGCAGTGGGAGGAGGATAATGACAAAGATTGAGGTAACGTATGTGGACCACATGGGGTCTGATCTATCTGTGGTTAATGCTGCTCGTGTTAGCTTCGGTAAGAAGCATGAAGAGTTCCAAGCTAAAGATGCAGGTCTGATTAAGTACCTAGCTAAACATAAGCACCTGTCGCCCTTTGGTCATGCCTTTGCATCCTTTCACGTCAAGGCTCCTGTCTTTGTCGCTAGGCAACTTGTGAAACATAAGTTCCTACGGTGGAATGAGATCAGTCGGAGGTATGTGGATGATGAGCCTGAGTTCTACACACCTGATGTGTGGCGGGGTAAGTCAGCAGATAAGAAGCAGGGCAGTGAAGGTGTGTCTCAGCCACCTCTGTGGATTGACTCAACAATGAACCAAGTCTTGGACCTGTATGATCAAATGATCCATGATGGTGTTGCCCCAGAGCAAGCCCGTATGGTCCTCCCTCAGTCCATGATGACCGAGTGGTACTGGTCGGGTTCCTTAGATGCCCTTGCTGACATGTGTAGGCTGCGCTGTGCTGGTGATACACAGTACGAGAGCCGCGTAGTAGCGGATCAGATCAACGAGGAGATGCAAAAGCTATTCCCTGTAGCATGGAAGGCCCTCACTAATGGCTAGACTAAGTGACCTAGAACAACACATTATGGACTGCTGGTCAGTCTGTAATGACCTTGAGACAGTGTTCAGACAGATTGGAGACGGTGATCGTGATCCTACCCCAGACGAAATGATGAACACTTTGATGGGGATGCAGCAGTTATACCAATGGAAGTTTGAGCAACTATTCAACAAGTATGAGGATGCTCTCAGGATTGGCCACACAGGCCCGTAGAGGACCGTGAGGGGGCCTTTGGTGGTTTTCATGACCATAGGTAGCCAAACGCCCCCAGTGGACCACCAGCATCATCTAAATGATGTGAACATTATAGGTCCATCAGATAGCACAGGCTTACTGACCTGAGTTGGATTATCAACATGATTGATGAACTTCTCTAGCTCGTTGTCTAGTAAGCTTTCTTTGTGTGCAACCTCACCATCAACATCATCACGGTTCATTTGTTCCACGAAGTAACCCACGGCCATGCTAAGTGCATCCAAGCGGTCATCGTGTTTAAGCGAACCTTTGTCAGTTGTGATACGTGTCATCTGGTAGATCAGCATCTTATGAAACCTTACAGCTTGCTCGTACTTCTGAGCGGTCCTGTAGTCTTCCTCGATTACCCTTGGGTCAAAGACAAGTTTATGTCTCATCATGACAGGTTCGAGGGTATCAATGATACGCCGTTCCTTCTGCTTACTGTGTCTCACCTCTTCGATCATTACTGGGTGTATCTTGGAGATGACGGGTTGTAGTAGCTTGATGAACATACCATCACCAAAGTTGCTCTCTACTACCACCTCATTAACCTTGTACTTCTTAGCGATGTGAGAGAGTTCAGTCAGTGTGGTGTCATCATAACCTCCACTGAGGCCCCCACAGGCTACCACGTACAAGAAGCCATTGAGCATCTTAACTACAGCATAGCCAGTTTCATCGGCCCCACGACCACTAGGGTCAATGGACATAACACAGCCAGAGAAATCAGTAACAACATCACCCACGTTCATCGGTGGATACATGCGGTCCCCTCGCATCGCTGCGTTGGGTAGTGCGTTTAAAGCACGATCCTCTAGAGGTCCCCAAGTTAACCTCAGGGGTCCCTGCTCATTGTCTACGGACATGATGATCAAGTCACGTACCTTGAGAGGGAAACGCTCCATATCGGATAGCTGGGTTGATAGCATGAACTGCATCGCGAACCCTGCTTTACCGTATGACGCCTCACGTTCCAGTAGGTCTTCCTCTTGGAATCGCAGGGGGTCTGTAGGTGCGCTGGGCGCGAGGTCTAAGTTCTGGATGAATGGAGCTAGGCTCTCACCATACTTATCAATCTCTTCTTCCTTAGGCATCCGTGCTGGCCAGATACGGCATTCATAGCCACGCTCTGGTAACTTGGCATAGAGGCTATCCTCGGTCTGAGGGGTCCCCAAGAACACCACGCGGGATGTAGGTAAAGGTTTAAGAACAGCGTCGAACTCTTTGATAGTCTCGGCTAATTTGTCTCGCATCTGCTGTGTACCTGAGTTGTTCAGGACCTCAATGTCATCTGCGACGATCAGGTCTGCACGAGAACCTGTGATCTGTGATGTGATACCCACAGACTTAACGCTGGGGGATTGCGAGGCTGTAGATGGGCCTACGTCAAAACTAATCTTGGATTGTCTCTGTTCCGAGCGAGGCTTTAGGTACTCTAAGCCCTCTAGCTCCCAGATCAATCTCTGACAGAATGTGGAGAAAGCATCAGCACGTTCCTTAGAAGCTGATACCACAAGTATCTTTGTCTCTGGGTCTTTAAGTAGACGCCATACAACGTAACCAGCAGTCAGGTGAGACTTACCAACACCACGGAACGCCTGAATGATGGAACGCTTTGGTCCATGCTGTAGGTAGTCCGTCATGTTTAACTGTACTGGTGTAGGATCAGGTAGACCAAGGTGCTGGTGGATGTAGTAAACAAAGACCTTAAAGTCTGACCTTATTTTTTGGTGGAATGGTGTGTTTGGGATTGCCATGTTGTTCCTTAATCAAAAAAAGAGGCCCCCTAAGGGACCCCTGATTTTTTTCTTCAATGACTTGATTGCGTCTTAGCGGACGGGACAAGCACCTGTTGCACATGCTTCATCTGATAGATCATCAGTAGATGCTAAGTTGGTTAGATCGACAGGCCAGAGTGATTGTAAATACTCTGTGTATGTCTCCTGAGATACGACCTCCTGTGGGAGATAGGCGTATCCAAGGTCCTCTGCGGTCTTCGTTGGGTCATTGCGATAGATGAACGACACACCAATGTAGGTGTCCCAGTTCTCCATCAACCATTCGATGATTGCAGGGATTTCTGTGGGGTCATACGAGATGGTCACAGAACAGTTATGATCAACATAGTAGTCCATCATAAGCTTGTAGCGATCCAACTGGTGTACCGCAGTCTCTAGGTTCACATGCTTCCCATCAACCACATCAAACCTAACGTCTTCATATGCTACTGGGAATGTCACAAGAACACTTTCGGATTCGAAAGGCTTCTCAATGACCTTGTAACCTGCCTCACGCAACGTGGGGATGATCTCATCGTGCTTGGAGAACGTCACGTTGTTAAACAGGTACTTACCAAGGGGTTTGTGGACTCCCTCAGTTGTATCCATGATCTTTGACAGGGTTCCACTTGGCTTAACTGTAGTTACCAGCTTGGCTCGTGGTAGACCCAACTCATCCGCCATAGAGTTAGCACCCTTCTTTGCAGAGGAGCGAATAGACTTCAGCATAGATTGGATGTTGTTACGTCCCTCATGGTGATCAAGGAACTTCACGATACCCGTGGCACCTACTCCACATAGACGTAGGAACTCATTAAGTTCATGCCAAGAACGCTGTAGAATACCATCAT